CAATAAAAAATCCATCATATTATTTGGTGATCTCATTTTAATAAAACTATACATATCGTAATATTTAGTCGTTTAATGCCCTCTTAATAATTTTTGTAGTGGTACTTGTCTTACACTATCTATATCACTCTTAACTCTATCAACAATAGTATCAAGTATATTAACATCAATATCCATAAATGGTGGAATGATGCCTAACATTCTAAGTAAACCATCCACAAATAATGCAAGAGTAGTGAATCCTAGAATCATACTGATGACAGTTGCTTCACGATTATGCTTTGCCATTGATGCTTCATCAATCTTTACTGCTTCAGCAACAGCCTCTCTTACAGCAGCATCAATTAACACATCCACTTCATCTTTAGTATATGTGTACTTACGTATTTTCTCCTCTGTGACAGTTCTTTCTTTAGGAACATCACTTAATGGAAACTCAGTGATTAATTGTTTAATCATGATCTTTACTTTTTAATATCTATATTATAACAAACTTTTAGCATATGTAAATGTCAGCGAATGTCAAAATCTAATTTTCTAACTTTTCTCTGCTTTCTAGCCTCTTGCCACGCTAAATCTTCACTTGTTAACGAATCTTTATGCTTTCTCTTCGGTGAGTTTCTGACAATTATGACCTTACCTAAATCTTTTGCTGTAATAACATCATCTACAAGTGTCATCATATTTGAGCAACCACAACATTGTGTCTTTCCCGATTGGCTCGACAACTCTCTATTACAGTTTTTACACCTAACGACTATCATTTTTAAATCCTATTCACTTCATATACTCTATTTAGTATGATAAATAGAAAAAAAGTGTATTGATAAAATGGCAGACAGAATTCCATTGATTGTAAACCCGACTGCAAGTCAAATCCAAGAATTACCAAACCAAGATAAATTATTACTATCTGGTCATCTTGAATTCAACTCCAATAATGCTGCATGTGGTGATATAATCAGCACTGGTGGTAATGATGCTACTTTCGGATTATTCTGTAGCACTAGTGTTAGTAATAGTAGTATAATAACGGTTGTTGGTAAAAATAATGCTAATAATGGTAACGTAACCATAGCAGATTTTATTGTTGGTGGAAGTAATACTCCAGAATTTAAATGTTTTGGAGACATAACTGCATTTGCATCTTCTGATGCAACTCTTAAAGAAAATATTACTCCAATATCAAATGCAGTTGATAAAGTTCTTTCCATCAGTGGTAACACTTTTACATGGAATGAAAAGTCAATTTACAATGGCGAAGAAGGAACTGGTATAATCGCACAAGAAATAGAAGCACTTGGACTACCAGGTCTTACAACTACAAGAGAAAACGGAACAAAAGCAGTAAGATATGACAGATTAGTGCCACTTCTTATTGAAGCAATCAAAGAATTAGATACTAAAGTTAAATCTTTGGAGGGATAAATGGCAGTTAAATCATCTGGATCTCCATTATCGTTTAGTGAAATTGAAACAGAGTTTGGTCAGAATAGTGATCGAGATTTAGGGGAATATAGAGTTAGTCAAACTGTAGGTGGATTATCTAATCAACCATTAGATACTGGAATACCACAGAGTGGTGCAATAAAATTTAGTGAGTTTTATGATAAAAGATTGAATGTAATTATAGACTACCATTCTGGATCAACAGAAAACAGACCAACAGTAGCAAAAACAAGGTATAATGCTGCAGCTGGAACTGGAACTCATACCGTAATTGGTGGGTTTGCAACTCGTCCAACAAACTCAGGTGGAACCAAAACTAGAATTCATGTTAACAAAACAATTGGTTCTGCTACAGGCAATATCAATAATTGTGCTGTAAGAACTGGAACTGGTTGGAACTCAGGAACAGTTTTGACAATTGAAATAGGTTCTTCTGGTGCAATTTATGGTGCAGG